ACGGTTTGTTTATCCACCTGATCAGAAGAAACAATAATTTCTTTTTTGACCACAAGTTTTTCTTGAGTCACGCCCCTCTCAAACCTAGAGAATGGAATTTGTTCGGAATCCTCGAAGAGTCCAAGAGTTCCATCCTCATTCAGTCCGATAGTAGGAAGCGTAGAATTTTCTGCTGTAATATTAGAAGTTGCCAAATCACTCAATGTAAGAACAAGGGACTCTACATTATCTGTGAGCCCACCCAGTTCATTTTCTAATTCAGCAATGGTCTTAGCCATTAAATATTCCAGTCACTAAAATTCTTTTCCTTTGAACTAAACTTATCATCAAAATTTGAACCATCGAATCCCGAACCGTTCTTTGTTGCCTCTGTCTGATTACTTTGCGATAGTGTAACGTCTTCTTCCGTGTCGAATAATTTCATCTTTGCTCTATTTATTCCAACTAAAAACTTCCGATTTGCCGCGGCGTCATTATATCGATTTTTAAGTTGTTTTACCATTACAACCCCCATTTCATCCAAGTCTTCTGTGGCAACCAACGCAAACATAAAGTCTGCGGTTGCTGGTAGTCCGAAAGACTCCGAAGTGTCCGTCAGATCAACATCCGTACTCGAAAAACCTTGTCGATTTGTTTGGGTGGCGGTAAACAACGGAACATCATATTCTACTGCTAAGCCACGAAGTTCCTCCGCAATGGATTTAATAAGCGTGTATGAATTAACCATGCCAGTATTTTTAAATCTAGCACTGGCACATATATTTAGGTAATCTACAAATATGATATCTGGAACAAAAGACTTTTTCAGCTTTAATTCTTCAATTAAGTGACGGAAGTGATTTACATTTGCAGTCGCGGTTGGGTATTCCTTAACAATAAGTTTACCCTTGACCGTTGATTTGATCTTCTCGATCTTCTTATCATACATCATCTTGGGAAGTTGTTTCAGATCATCCAATTGAATGTCCATAAGATTCGCATCTATTCTCTCCGCGATTCTTTCTTCAGCCATTTCACATGTGATGTATAGAACATTCTTTCCTTGTGTCAAACAGTTTGCTGCATGATGACACATGAAGAGAGACTTACCAACACCAGTTCCGGCAAGACAAACATTGAGTGTCTTACTCGGTGTACCACCGGCAGTGATGGTGTTGAAATACTCTAGATCGAAGGAGGTTCTACTTTCGACTTTGTGGTAGAACTCGTATCGTTCGTCGGAGTCTTCGATGTAGTCGTGTCCGATGTGGGCGTCGAAGCAGACGGAGAGGGCGTCCGAAAGGATACTTGGGATTGCATTCTCTGTCTTTGACTTTGATTTGCCGTCAATGATGTGGATCGATTCCATGATCGCATTGTATACCGCCTTATCTTTACAGAATTTTTCAGTGGTGTCGTATAACCAAGAGATTTCTTTCTCTTTTTCTGCGTTTGAACATTCTTCTACAATTTCACATACCCGTTTAAAGGCATCCTCACTTAAAGTCTTGTCATCACTCAGAGCAATAATCAACGATTCTTTTGAAGGCTGACTATTATACTTTTCAATATAAGAAACTACATGGTTTAATACTGTCTTCTCGTTATCATCATGAAAGTAAGATTTTTCCAGAAACGGAAGAACCTTTCTTGTGTACTCTTCATTCGTCAACAGTTGAGAGAGTATCAGTCTCTCCACCGTCAAGTTTAACATACTCATTTGTCTGATCCTCACTATACTTGTCGTTAAGAAATTCCATTATAATGTCCCCGACTAACTTCTTCAAGTGTTTAGTTTCTTTTTTGTTGTTAGGGTTTTCTAGAATTTCAAATTCATACTTAAACGTCATCTGGTCTTCGCCTTCGATGGGTTCAAACCCAACGCGACCAATAAGAAAAACGATGCCGTTGAATTTCTTTTCCAAAATTCGAACGGCGAATCGATCTTCTTCATGAGGGATCAGTTGATACTTCGGTTTCTTCGGTGTGTGACCCATACTTGAATTCCTTTCCAACTGCTTCTTCCAGTTGGCTCATGATGTCTTCAGTAAAATACTTTTCTGGATTCTTGTAGACTGACTTCTCAAATGCCTTTGTTCCATCAGGAAACTCCAGTCGAGTAGAAACCTTCTTGATAATTTCATATTTAAGGGCAATGTCAACCAGACCATAGTATGGATGCAGTCCCTCTTCATAATTAAGCATGACATCAATCATTGAGTTCTCTTTAGTCAATCGAGACTTGAACAACTTGCAATGAATGATGTTACCGATCACATCAGTACCTTCTTTAACCTTCTTCTTTGAAAGATAAACAATCGTAGAAGCGGCATACTTTAGTCCAGAACCACCACCCATAGTCTTGGTGGGGAACATGGAACCAACAACGTCATATGTGTGATTGGTCATGATGAGTGGAATACCTGCCTTGCCCAACTTAAGAGTAAGAACACGGAATGTGGCCTTTACCAGTTGAGCGCGAGTCATGTCTCTGGTTTCCTTACCATCAGCAGTGTCGGTCATTTCCTTACTCGTCGAAAGCATCCCAAGAGAATCCAGAACGACCAATACAGGCTTCTGTTCTGATTTCTTCTGTTCTAGATGTTTGTCTACGATCGTGATAGCCTGATGTCGAAATTCTTCAACGGTACTGACAGGAAAGATAGCGATCCGGCCGGGGTCGATGCCCCGGTCGCGGATCATATCAGATGTAATTGCCTGTTCAGTATCAAAATAAAGAACTACTCCATCGGGACGATCTCGTAGAAATCGATGCACAAGTGAAAGTGCAAAGTACGTCTTACCAGTTGCAGATTCTCCTGCAAGAGCAGTAATCTTGTTGTCTGGAATACCTCCATACAAAGACCCACTCACAAGAGCGTTGAAACTGTAAGATCCAGTATCAACAAAACCAGTAATGTCACTTCCTTCGATCCCGTCATCTGCGATAACAGCATACTTGTTACCAGAATTCTTTACAATGTCACTGAGATAACTCATAGATCAGGGGGCTCCAATTACGCCGGCAACTTCCTGAACTTCCTTGTTAGGAACAACAAGTTTAGGAGCATCACTGTGGACTCGTTCAAACTCGGAAGCGAGTTCCTTATGAGCTCCGATGACCCAAGCAACAACCTTCTCATCAAGAGTAATGGTGTTGTCATAGTCTGCGTAAGGCATCCACGGAGCCAGACCGATGTTGTTCTGACCAGTAGGAACGATCAGACAGGGGAGGGTAAGAGTGTGCGTGCCACCCTCACCAGAGTATTCGCAGATGAGTTCTTCACCTGACATCAGACGCACGATGCGTACATCTTCAACATTAATTTTCTTCTTTTCAGCCATTATGTTCTCCTTAAATGAACAATGATTCTAGACTAGAAACCTTTTCAGTCTTCCATCCTATCACATTTAGAATAGAAGTCAAGGGATCTAAAAAACTTTTCTCGAACTGTGTGGTGTAATCCACATACTTCTTATCGACCAAATCCACTGGATATCTTGAAACAAAAGATATAACTTGATCACCTTTTGATCCACAGATGGGATTCTGTTCCTTCAACATAACAAACTTGACCTTCTCACCTTCGTTGATCAATTGATACTTACGATCAAGGTTGTTCTTTTTGATGTAGTGGTTGTAGAGCAATGCACCCTTCACTGCAATCGGTGTACTCTTCTTGTAAATGCTAGAGGAGTCAATGTATTTAGTCAAGTTGCTGACACTTCGGGGGAAAGCAATGTCCTCCACATCAAGATTCATGAACTCGTCTTTTCGATTTGCAATATAATCGATAAGTGTTTCTTCGTTTTCATTCATGATAATTCGGATCGACTCCTTCAACCAATCTCGCACAACTTGTGGCGTGGAGGATCGAGTTGTTTCGATACCCATGATCTTTCTCTTCGGTGGATCATATCGAACCCCCTCTGAATCATGCACATTGAGCATGTATCGTTTCTTCGCAGTCCAAATGCCCACATCTGCAATCACTTCTCTCTCCATTACCATCTTGTTATCATACGCATTCATAAGCGTACAGAGTTCTTCGTACTTCTTGTCGATGAATGGTTGAATTATCTCTCTGCATGATTTATCAAGAAACTCCACCACCTCTCTATCAGATTTACCATCACCAAGAAAATGATCAACAAGCCCGCCAAGCCGGAGATACACAGAGTCAGTGTCCGATGCAACCACATAATCAACATCCTTTGTCTTTAGTGTTTGATTTAAAAATGAATTCAAATGATTGATGATCCAACGAATACTAAGTTGTCCAGACAAAGTAATTGCTTCCGCCATCAACACATCATAATACCGAAACCATTCATTACCAATCGCACCATAAGCAGAGTTCAGTTGAATCTTACGAACCTGTTGGAAGTTATGAAACTTTGCAATGTCATAATCCAACTCCTTGTTGTTTGGATCCTTCTGCTTTTGTTTCTCGCATTCGATCATCTTCTTCTTGTACATCTTGCGTTCTACATACATCTTCTCCATCAGAGCAGGCAAGAATCCCTGATTGTCCTTAGAGTAACAACTACCATTCGCGGCAACCGAATACCCTTCTGACTTGAACTCCTCGATCTTCTCGAAAGTTCCCTTTGCATAAAAATTATCTGGACCATTCAGAATATTGTTCGGACCAATACCAAATCGACTATCTTCCGACATCGGGACTAATGTCTCTGGACTGATATTGTATTGCATGATCAAATGTGGATACAGTGAATTCAAGTCAAAGGAAACAACCCAGTCATGACGACCAACAATTGGTTCCTTCACATAGGCACCAGCATACTGTTCGTTCTTACTCTGCCCCTTCTTCTGGGGAATCACGATGTTACGTTCATTCAGATAATGATAGATGATCTGATCCCAAGTACGAACTTGTGAATAGACATCCATAAAGTTCACCTTGGCAGAATAAGCCAACGCAACGGCAAGTTCCATCAACTTGAGTTTCTCTTCGAGTCGTTTGACCAGAACAGTATCTTGGTAGTTGTATTGGACGAACTTGTTAAAGTCCTGTCGATAGAACTCCGCGATGTTATCGAACTCCTCATACGAGATCTTCTTCTCACCGAGTTCAATACTGGCAATATGATCCAGACGATACGACTCCTGACTGGTGTAAGTAAAGGTCAAGTAAAGTTCGTAGTAGTCAAGAGTGGCAATACCAAGCAACTCATAGGCTGTCTGTTCACGATTCATACGAACAACAGTTCG